ATTCCACTTTCTGGACGTATAGTAATCTGTATGTTTTTATTAGCTTCGGCAAATTCGATTTCTTCTGCCACCGCAAAATTAAATGGAGTTAGTAATGTACATTCGATAGTATCTAAAGTCACTCCAGGAGTATAAGTTAAAATTCTACCCACTGCACCAGTGTTGACTCCTCGAACTAGTTTACCGGCAAGGATATCAACATTGGTAGGAAGACCTTGATCAACATATCCTTGTCCACCGTTATCGACTTGGAATGTTACGTATCCTGTACCGTAATCAATAGCCGGAGCAACTGCATAACCGTTTGTTATAATATTAATAATAATATTGAACTTGTTAGCTACTGCGGTACGTTGTGTTGAATTGCTGTTAATCAAACTGGACTGTCTTGTGTAAACAGTTTGATAGCTTACTGGAGGGTTAGTTTCTAGCAATACATATTCTGCTAGAGTTTTTGCATAGTTAATACCTGCAAGTGTTTCTACGCTTTGGTTGCCGCTGGCAATCCTAGCACTGGCATTTTTAAAATAAGACCTACCAGCATTAATTGATTGCCAATTACCGTCAAACAATGCATCTAATATTACAGCATCTATAATAATACCAACATCTCGAGAACACAGTTCTTGATTATAATTAAACTCTGGATAGGTAGTATTGATATAAGCTATAACCTCAGCTCGAATGTATTCTCTATTAGCATTTAATAACTCTTGAACAGCAGTATACCCAGTACCGCCAGTGATGACAACATTATCTACTTGACTGATAGTTGTTTCGCCGCCTATTGTATAGGCTAGTTTTTGTCTATATGGCCCAAGTTCCATTGACGCTAACTCGATCAGTTCTTCAGCTTGTAAACAGGCTGCCCCAATAGTTTCGTAAGCATAGGCTAGTGCTCGTCCTTCTTTTCCTGGAGGCACATTTGCTTGTGTGTCATCGCCACTAGTAGATACAAACAAATTAACATTACTTGCAAAACTGTTATTATCTACATAATATTTTGTAGCTGCTTGAAAGTCTGCATCAGCTCCAGATATGCTAGGAATGGGATTAGTGTTTAACGGGCTAGGATGATCACTCAAATACAAAGGCCCAGTCATAACATCGCCTTGTCTACGCACTGTACTAATACGCGGCAATGCTTCATTAGTTAAGAAGTTACCTGGAATACTAGTATCTAAATAAGCATCTACTAGGGTTTGCGTGCCGGTACCAGCTCCGGTACTAATCGGTAACCTGTTTACGCCTGGCGTAGCCTTAGCATCTTCAAATGTTGGGTGTACACTAAGTTCCTCGACGTTAACGTATTTTAAGTAATAGGTAGTTCCTTCTACTAGAGGACTAGCAGCCGTGCCAGTGGAATAGTATTTAAATGCAATACCGTCACTACCGCTGTTATAACCATGTCCGTCAATTTTAATGTTACCATTTTGATAAGCATCAATAGTTAGTGTATACTCACTTTGATCAACTGGTTCTGTTCTAATGCGAATTTGTCCTGCACTAGATCCACCACTACTTTGTAAGTATCTACGATCTGCGTATCCCTTACTAATGGCCAGCTGATCGATTGTTATGTCAGTTCCGTGTACATTGTTAAAAAAGTCAACGTTTACAGTACTTGGATCACCTAAATTACCAATAGGGAGTGTGTTAGCATTCAATGGTGCCGCAAGACTTGGGGAAGTATCACCACTTAATTTAGCACCGGTTGCTTTAATAAGTATTCTTGTCTCGTCAGTGTTATCAATAGTAATGCCATCTTGACCAATAATATCTTTAGCTAGAACAGCATCGCCTGCATCATTAACTACGAATACTTGATTCCCAGTATACTCACTTGGAAAATCATCAAGACTTGTGGATTTAATTAAATCTCCAGTACCAAATACTGCATATAAATCTCTAAAATTATCATTTACTTTTCTAAACGCTTCGCGAATACTGTCGCCAGTGCCGTCATTACCTTGTACGCCAATATCAATTGATTGTCTTGCCATTTTGTTTATACCCCGAAACTTGATCCGCAACCACATGTTGTTGTTGCATTTGGATTTTTAATTGTGAAAGATGCGCCCATTAGTTCATCTTTGTAGTCGATTTCAGCACCTTGTAGATACTGCATACTCATTGCATCTACTAATACCTTATGGGACCCTATTGGAAACTCGAAGTCATCTTCTGCTTGCGTTTCTTCTAAAGTGAATCCATAACTGAATCCAGAACACCCGCCGCCTTGTACAAAAGTACGTAATGCTATGTTAGGATTGTTTTCTTCTGCTAGAATATCTAGTATTTTTGTTTTTGCTGAGTCTGAAATTGTTATCATAATGGTATTTACCTTTTAATTTTACAACCCTAATGTAAATACAAGATGTTCATCACAACAGAAATAGAAACCACTCAGTACACTAGGACCAGCAAGCTAGGTGTAGAACACCAGTACAACCGCACCCGTACTATGGTTGTGTTCCGTTGTGACAACTGTGGAGAGGGCTTCCGAAGGCTAAAAGAAAAGATCAGTCCCAAGCGTCTAAACAACAACTACTTTCATTGTTGTGAACACTGTGACGCTAAACGTTTTGCTCAAAAGAAAGGCGTCGAGCGACGCCTAATATGGGATATGCCAGTATCAAGTACTGCGGATATCAGTCGACTCTAGCAAGTCCTACTCGACTGCTAATAACGTTCCAGTTAATAATCTTCCACTGATTTTCTAAGTATTTCTTCTTATCACTCTGATAGTCTAATGCCCAAGCATGTTCCCACCAGTCAATTAACAGGACAATATCGTTCTTAATTTGATGATTCTTGATAGTTTTGATCTCACCATTCTTGGCAAGATATGCCCAACCTGATCCCTGTATGCCCATAGCAACCTTGCTAAACTGCTCTTTAAAATTGGCAAATGTTTTAAAGTGTTTAACAATAAACTCGCCTGCTGATCCGTCCGGATCGTTTTTTCCTTCAGCTTTATGATACTGCGGGAACAGAATGTTGTGTAAAAATGCACCTGCTTCGTTAAAATCCAAGTCCCCCTCACGATTATTATAACGATCAACATAGGCTTTGGCTAGCTTACTGTAGTGATAATTAATTGTTTCTTCACTTATAGACGGTTCTAAGTCGCCCTTTGAGTAAGGCAACGGCAGTAATTCTAGCTTTTTACTGGGTGTTGATTCGTTTAAAATAACGTTTTTAATGAAATTAAAGGGCATATAATATTTAGTTTATAAATAACTCACTAAGGAGGAACTTAAATGTTCAACAAAATTAAAGAATTCTTCACAGGCAAAAAGCCAGAAGTAGCCCTAGAGGCACCATATAAAGTAGAAGCAGTCCCAGCAGGTACAGAAGCATCAATTATTGCCAGCCCGCCAACAGCCCCGGCAGTTGAAGCAGTTGTTGTAGTTCCAGAAGCTGTTGTGCCAGCGGCAGTAGTTGAGCAGGCGGTCGAAGCTGCAACTGCCGCTGCATCTAAAATAGCAAAAGCACCTGCTGTTAAAAAGCCACGTGCTCCTAAAGCAAAGTAAGAGCCTGAGCCTGTTCGTACAGTGTACGGCTGGCTAGATTCTTGCCTTTACTTTCGCACATGATATCATGTGTGTTCAAAAAACTCAGTGCCCATTCATTCGTTGCTGTATTCCAGTAAAAGTCTGAATGAGCTCTGAGCTTTTGCTTTTTGTAGCCTTCTGCGAGAAGTCCAGCATGATCCGGTACAGTAGTAGTATCGTGATCGATTAGATAGTCTTCACGACTAACACTATAATGCATAGTAGGGCGTAGGCCGCGCCAACTATCCACAACACGTTTAACACGATCATCAGTCGGTTGGATATACTCCCCTTCTCGGATCCAATGATGGTGTACGTCAAGCACAGTAGGGACAATATCACTAAGAGAAAGGCAATCATTTAAACCCCAGGCGTTTTCTTCGTTTTCGATTGTAATGCAATTTCTTGCTTCGGGGGTAAGTCTTTTGTAGGCAGATCGAATACCTTCGGGACCTTGTTTACCCGAGATGTGGACGTTGATTTTAAAATCTTGAAATGATTTACCGTAGCCCATGTACCTGGCCATATCTGCATGATATTCAAACTCCTCTATTGAACGCTCTACAATACCTGGGTTACAGCTTGCCAGCACAGTAAACTGACCGGGATGCATAGACAACCGAACGCTATTCTTGCGAGCCAAATCTCCCACTTCTCGAAATCCTCTTTCACAATATTCTCTGGTAGCGGGAAGCCGCCAAAACCAGCTCCAATCCTGCTGAGTATACACAGGTAAGATATCGCTTGAGAGTCGTACCATTCTAAGATTTTCATCGAGTGTTCCTACACGTTCTACAAGTTTGCGAGTAGCCTCGATGTTACCTACCATTAGGTCCCATAAGCGTTGTTCAGCTACTTCTTTGCTCTGTCTATTTAACCACGCAACAGTAGTAGAGCCTGTGTTATATTGTTTAGCATCATCTTTTTTATCAATGCCGTTAACTTGATCAGGGTGGTCGATCCATTTGCAAGCAAAACCAATTCGTTTAATCACTGAAGCCTCTGTGTTAGTGTAGATACTACATTGTACACTAGTTATTGCCAGTTGTCAATAATAATTGGATCTTTAACTTCATGCGGGTCTGGACTACCATGGAATGCTAATACATTAGTTTCTTTATCAATTTGTACATCTTTAACAGTATCAAAATTAAATCGGCCGTTTATTCTAACTAATTCTGACCTATCTCTAATTTCCCATTTATAACTTTGTATCCATTTTTCTGGAAAGAATCTTATAACAGATTTATGTAAGTTCCAAATGTAATCTTGATCTCCTTGGAACTGTCTAGCATAGTTGGGATTAGCATCTAAATTAGTCCAAATATCAGTATATTGATTAGCAGGCCATTTTAATACAGCACTACCTAATCGATCAGCACCACGCTTAAATACCCTACCTACATCTTGTAGACCTACAAAATCATTTGGAAGGTAGTTAGCAATATTATCTATATTATTAACAATGACCATATCAAGATCAAAGAATAGATTAGTATCCCCGTCTGGAAAATGATCAGCTTTAAAAATGTAAGGCTTCCACCACCATCCACTAAATCTTTGACTTTGTATAAGTTTTATTTCTATTTTTGGATTTAATCCCGATGTGTTGTCAGTAAAACATACAAAACGATGAGGCACTGTTAGATGCCTCTTTATCATATTGTAAAGATTGTTAACGTATATGGGGCCATATTTGTCCCCATATTTTAAACAAACAACATTAAGCATTAGTCAAATAAGTTTTCGTTCCACTCACGATGACCTTCACGGAAAGCCATATTGCTTTGAGTTTCACGTACTTCTACACGATAGCACCATAAGCGAGTTGCCTCGCCTGGTCCCCACATCTCAGGAATGTAAACTCCGTTAACATACTTGTAGAGCATGTCACTGAGACCTTCGCAACCTAGCTTAGGTAGCACAACAATCTTAGCCATTTTCTTAGCTTGTAGCAATTCGTATGTGGCCATCTCAGGATCATCTGCGGCTACAATAAGTGTGTGATCAAATTGATCTTCTAGGGTTTTCTTTAGTTCTTTTAAACCGCCGTAGTCAGCCGCCCAATTGCGGACATCTAGGTCGTTGGTGCCAAAGTAAAATTTCATGCTAAATGAATAGCCGTGAATTAGATTACAGTGACTATCAGCTCGCCACTGGCGATAGGCGCAAGGAAATGCGTCGTGATATTCTTTTGTCGAAGTGTACTTATAAAGTACGGGTTGTAGATTTGCCATCTCTAGTCTCCTTTGTTAGGTAGCAAGTTTGACGACATGCAGAGTTTATAAAGCGGGATGAATGACGTTAAAGTCCGCTATATGTAATTATACAGGAAAGTGTTTAATTGTCAAGTTCTTGATGCTCAACCATTCTTTCGGAATTTGCCAATCAAGAACTTGGTGCTGTACAAATTCTATGCTATTGTAAAACTCACAAAGTTTTTTAATTTGATGTACCCAATGTGTTGGATCTACTGGTTTAGAATCAATTGAGCTGTAATTTGTAGTGTTCTTGTAGATGTTGTTAACTTTACCAGAATCGCCCCACAGATCAAAACCTATTAGATTAATTTGTTTAGGAGATCTTAATGCTGCTAATAAAATAGCATAAGGTCCTGAATTCCAGTGAAACGGTATGTCTGCTTTTAACGGGCCAGTAAACGGAACATCGGGTAAGGATTTTACTAAAGGATTTTTAAAAGTTGCAGCCCAATCAGGTCTAGTATAAATGATATTTTTATAATTTAATGCTAGAATTTCTGCTACCATTCGCCTGTCCACAGCAACTATTTCGTCACAAATGTAGTCTCGGCATATGGCATTACAGCCTATCGTCCAATCTTTAAAACTGTCAAGGTCTATAGATTGTCGACTTTGTCCGTTTCCAATAACACTAATATTCACTTATTGAGCAGCAATAGCACCAAACGGTAACCAGCGACCAGGCGCACCCGGAGTCACACATACCCAACCAATATAATCAGTTGCTTTTGGATCTGAATTCCAAACAATGTCACCTTTATTAAACTCGCCACTGTGAGGTGCATGACTTCCTACAATAAACTTTTTGTTGTCAAAGCTAACTGGTCCAGCAACAGTTAGTGCTACATCGCTATCGGGGACTGCAACACCTACTGTTAGTTTACCATACACTGAAATAGTTCTGTCTTTGTTAGAAGTATTTCCAATAACAATGTTTTCACCAACTGCTAATTCAATAGTGTCGTTGCGATTTACTGTGATGTCACTGTAACCAGATAACTGATGATCAGTTACAGAGAAGTTACCAATTGAAATCTTGCTAGTTGACAATGTTCTTGTTACGGCAGCATCTCCCATAACTTGCAATTCTCTCAACAGGCCTAATTTTTGCAGATTACTTTCGGTAACAGTGTCACCTAGTGTAGATTGACTCAATACTGATATTCTATTAATTGCAAAATACTTGTTCTCGTCTAGGTCAATAATGTCAGTAGACCAAATCCTGTCTGGACTTGCTTGGTAAACAAACTGTCTAGCTGGACCTTTCATACCAGTCCACATAATACCCTTTCCATAATTACTGCTAGAAGCAGTTTCTTTAAAAATTACAGGGCTTGATCGAACGGCAATAACTTCATCAACAATAAGTTTACCGTAAACTTGTACATCGCCATTGCTGGAAATACTAATTCTTGCAGTGTTATCAGTGATAAGTTCTAAACTATCATTAGTAGTTGTTCCTAACACCGCAGTATTTTTCTTGCAACTGCCAAGTATTAGATCAACACCGTTTTCTCTAATGCCGATAGCGGCAGCAGGCTGTTCTGTGTTAATACCTAAACGATTTAGTTCGCTACTGAAAACCGCAAATTCACCTAATGTAGCTGTACCGGCAACATTTAATGAACGTAATGTACCAACCTGCTTTAAATTACTTTTTGTAACTGATGGGCCAAGTTCGCTAAAACTAATTACTGGAGTGTCGTTAATCTCATATGCTTGTTCATCTGCAAGATTAACGCTCATATCAGACCATAGCTTGGACTGTTTAAGTGCTAGATTTTTACTTCTGTTACCACCGATCCATTTAATACCTTTGCC